TTGCCGCGATGCTGTAATAGCCGGACGTTGCCGCGCTGCTGGAATCGCCGGACGTGGCCGCGCTGCTGTAATTGCCGGACGTTGCCGCGCTGCTGCGATCGCCGGACGTTGCCGCGATGCTGTAATAGCCGGACGTTGCCGCGCTGCTGGAATCGCCGGACGTCTTTTTCTTTGCACGGTTCATTGCCAGCTCAAAAGTTGTTTGCACAGACAATCGAATAAATTTCGCCAAACTAAGCTCGCCGGCAACCTTTAGCTCTGTGCATGCAAGCTTGCTATCGTTTTCTCCCTTGTTGATAGCTCCGTTGCACTCGACCTCGAAGAATCGGTTCTTGCCGTCTGGGCGGTAGTATTGGAACACGTCCAGAGGGTTTTCGCATGCGTGCATACCGGAGATACTGCAGATGGCCTTGTCCTCGGTGTAGGTCTTGCCAATCTCGTACTGCTTGCCACGGCAGCACATATTCTCGTCCATGCCCTTGTAGGCGATAATTTTGTCACTCATTGGGATCCTCCTTAACGACCCATGCGGTCAGTGTCATTTTGTGCACCCATCTCAAACAGGCTGGTCTGCCCATTGGTCTGCTGGATCAGCATCACGGTGTTGGTGCTGGGCTTCCAGCGCTGAATGTACTCCACAGCCTCGTCAAAGCGCTTGCGGGGGATGTTCCCCACGCTGTTCACCCGGAACCAGTCCTGCACATCGTGGTTGCACTCGCTGTACACCTTGCTGCGCACATGGTTGTCGATGTAGGCCGGTGCTTTCTCATCGCCAAGGGCGCAGATCACCGACCGGCTGATGCTCTTGCGCAGTACGCGCTGCTGGTTGTAGTCCACCGTCATGGTGTTCTCCAGCGCCGTGAGCCGCTGCTCCTGTTTCTGGGTGCGGTCGTCCAACAGGAACAGCGCCTGCATCTCCTTGCTGAGTTTGGGCATCTGCGGAGCGTTCAGCTTCTTCTCCATCTCGTTGAACGCTGCAATGTACTTCAGTTTCCACTCCAGCGCTGCCTTGCCAGTAAAGCCCATAGCCAGCAGGGTGAAGCCGTCACGGTTCATCAGGTACATGGGGTACGCCTTGCCTGTTCCGGCGGTGTAGGTAGCTTCAAAGAACATGGAGGTCAGAGCGCAATTTTGCGCTTTGATATTCTCGATTGCGCGAAGCACGTCTTTGTGCTCCTTGCCGAAACTCTCGGCGATCTGGCGGCTGGATGCCACCGGCTCGCCGTTCTGGGTGGATAAGATGATGTCTGTCATGTAAACTCCTTTCTTGTGGCTCTTCCTCTGGCCTGTTATAATGGTCTGGGAAGGGAGGTGAAAATGATGGGTAGTGTAGATCCTGCGGAACTTGTGCGCCAAACTCGGATGGCGCAAGGATTGTACGACGAGGGACGCGCGGAAGAAGCAACGCTCAATGCTCTGCATAAGTCCGGGTCGCTCCGCGCTGCGGATGAAACGGAACAATTGCGAAAAGCCTTTGAGGAAAGCGAGAGAAAAAGAGAAGGCGAAAAACGTGAGCAGGCGAAGGAAAATCGTGTAAATCGCTGGCTTACAGTTGCTTCTCTTCTGATTTCGTTTGTTTCGATGGTCGCTGCAATTCTCGCACTTGTCAGGTGAATTTCCTCACGAGATAGATGACTTGGCAAATGAGTGTTACCAGTTGAAACCCGATTGTCGCAATTATAATCTTGGTGGTGGTTCGATTATATTTGCGTTCGCGTTCTCTTCTTTCGTCGTCTCGCCGATCTGCTTCTTCGATCTCCTTGCGAAATTTCCAAAGCTGGTACTCCAGCTCCTCCCGGCCTTCCTCTTCCACAGGATCGCCGGGCTTTTTGCTGTTGTTCACGCTGTCTTTCCTCCTTTTTCTTCCACCAGCAGCTTGTCCACGGATACCTTAAAGTATCGGGCCACCTTCATCAGCTGGCTGATACTGGGCCCGTACACGCTGCGCTCCCACTTGCCAATTGCGCCGTTGCTCAGGCCCGCCGCCTCTTCCAAATCGGTACGGCTCAGACCATGCAGCTTGCAAAACTGGTCGATTTTTGAAACATTCACTAGCAATTCTCCTTTCCGGGCTTGAAAATCGCTAGAAAATATGCTACTATGTATTTGCAAGGTACAAAGTGAATAAAATCTAGCGGTTGCCCGATATAATATTGTCAGGGGCTTTATTTTGTTCGCTCCTTACGCTCCCTATTATATAGCCTAATTTTCTAGTTGTCAATAGAAAATTAGGCTATTGGAGGATTTTTTTATGCGTTCATTGCCTGAGTTAGTAGAATTTATCCGTGTATCGTGCAAAAACAAAAACAGCTCCATTACAAAAATGGAGAAGGATTTGAATTTTGCTAACGGAACGGTGGGAAAATGGGCTAACGGTAAACGGTATCCGCCAAAAGACAAGCTATCTCTTGTGGCCGATTTCCTGCAAATTTCTATCGAAGAGCTTATGGGCGAAGAGCAAAAAGAAAAGCCCAGCGGATTACCCGCCGGGCTGGATGCTACACAATATACGCCGGAGCAGCTGGAAGTTTTGAACGCCGTTACTGAGAAGATCCAGACGGAAGAAGGCTGTCAAGATATGTATAACCTCCTCAAGGCGATGCACATCTTATAAAAAAATCCCGCCGGGAAGGGCGGGAAGAAAGAGGCTCTATGGTTTTCAACGAGGATTGTATGCGCGCTGTTCTGCTTCAACTCGAAAATTTGCGGCTTGGAGAGATCACTGATACGAAGTCTCTTGCAAAGAAGCTTCCGGATTTTTCAGATGATGATGTGACTTATGCCTGCATGCAACTGAAAGACGCCGGATATATCGACGCCATCATAAAACGGTATACAAACTATCAGATAGCCGGAGTTGTTAAGGGGATTACTTATTCCGGCCATCAGTTCTTGAATACGGTGAGAGACAACAGCCAATGGGCAAAGGTAAAGAACATTGCACAGCAGGCCGGTGCTGCAACCATCCGAGAAATAGCCGACATCGGAAAGGAAGTTGCAAAATCAGCGGTCAGCACAGTCCTTTTGCCTTAAATGCGTCTGTGATTTTTTCATTCAAACTGATGTCCACTCTGCTGTAAACATCAAATTTGAGATCAACGGTGGCGCAGTATTCCCCTTCTTTTTGTACGATGGAGTAAGCCAGGATGTTGTCAATTTTTGCTCCGTTCACCTCTACGTCCACAGGGATTTTGTCGTCCGGATCAGGGATGTGAATTTTAATACTGTTTTTAAGCATTGTTTTCTCCTTTCGAGGTGTTGTTGAGAAGCTTGAGAAGGGAGTCCTTGAATGCAGGGTTCGTCTTATACGCTTCTATTATACGATGATAGATTTCGGCTGTAAAGATGATATCCTGCATTTTGTTTTCCTCCTGTTCAAATTGTTTTGGGTTCTCTTGCATTATACACCTTTCAGTTGTACATTGCAAGAGATATTGTAAAAATATGTTGTGAGGTGCTATTGCTTATGAAATGTCCAAATTGCGGTACTGAGGTTGGAGATGCAAAATTCTGCACGGAATGCGGAACACCAATAAAAAGTGGTGTAAAACAGTATTCCACGCCGGAACCTGAAAAGGAAAAGCCAAAAAAGAAGAAAGGTCTTGGCTGCTTTACGGTCATTATTTTTGTCTTGATTTTTTGGATAATCGTGGTTGCTTCCGGCGGGGATAGCGAATCTGTCACGACTGGAACGGCCAGCCGGACACCTTCTGTTTCTGTTTCGTCCGAAACGTCAAATCTTACGATGGGGCAAAAAAATGCACTACGTTCGGCTGAAAATTATTTGAACTCTATTGCATTTTCTCACGATGGCCTGATTCATCAGCTCGAATATGAGGGCTATTCCACAGAGGATGCAACGTATGCTGCCGACAACTGTGGAGCCGACTGGAACGAGCAGGCTGCAAAACGTGCAAAAAACTACTTGAATACAATGTCCTTTTCTCGTTCCGGACTTATTCAGCAGCTTGAATACGAAGGCTTCACGCCGAGTCAGGCGGAGTATGGCGTAAGTGCAAACGGGTACTAATCCAGCTGCTGCATTTTCTGAAACAGCTCCCCTGCCAGCTCCCCGCCGGGAGCATCGGAAGCGGCTTTGAGGTTGCGGATGGCACCGGCCTTGCGGGTGACGTAGAGCCGGGCGCGGGCTTGCCCTTCGGGCGGCATGTCCTCATAGCAGGCAAGCGCGGCGCGGATGTGGCGACAAAACAGCTGCATCTTATCCATAGATCATTCCTCCCAGGGCTGCGGTGTGCGGTCGGTGCCGGTCAGAACGCTGGCGGGCATTCCGTCAATGAGGGTCATTTCGTTTTCTTTACTGTTTCTTTGCTCTAAATCCATTTTGTTTTCCTCCTGATTTTTGGCGATTGTGTCAATCTATGTACCAAATTTTACCATGCGCCAGAGGAAATTGAAATCAGCAATCATTTTGTCGAACGGCGCAGAAAAATTCTGCGTCGTTTTTTGTTTGTTTCGCGCAATATATTTCGAGGGGAAGGACGAGTATGAGTTATTTTACGGCGGCTAAAATTGGCACTGCGCTTGCAAAGGCGCGTGTGGAAGCGGGCTTGAGCCAGCGGGAAATGGCGCACCTGATCGGGATGACCGAGCGCACCGTGCAGAACTGGGAAAAAGGGCAGTCAAGCCCAGACGGTGACGAGATCATGGACTGGTTCACCGCCTGCGGGGCTTCCCCACTAGCTGCAATGCAGGAGATGCTGCACCCAGAGCTGTATCGGAAGCAGGCCACCGACATGACGGACGAGGAGCTGGATGCAGCGATAGCGGGCTTTTTGGATAATTCCCCCCGCATCGTCAAAGAGATGATCCTCTTCATCGCGCTGGGAAAGCATGGCAGCTATCCCCCGGCGGCGATTGCCGAAATCTGTGCCAACCTTCACACGCCGCTGCAAAACAAGGTTTCGGTCTGCGGTCAGGTGCTGGATAACTATAACTGCGCCGTTGCCACCCATACGGACCCCGTGCCAGATGATGTGCACCCGCCGTTGGATTTGCTGGAGACCTCGTACAAGGCAGGCAAGGAAGCTTCCAGACGCGGAGAAACCGCCTATATGACCAAGAAAGGGCAAAAAGAATGAACTGTATCAGATGCAAGCGAGAGATCCCGGACGGCGCTGCATTCTGCCCATGGTGTGGCAAGCGTCAGCCGGAGACCGCACCGCCCGCGCAAAGAAAAAAGCGCCGCCGCCCAAAGGGCAGCGGCAGTGTGCGAAAATTGACCGACTCCCATAGATCCCGCCCGTGGATGGCCAGAACGGGCAAAGGGGAGCTTTTGGGGATGTTCGCCACGTCATCCGAAGCGGTCATCGCATTGGACGAGTACAACGCCAAACATTCGAGCGTCGCGCGGATGCGGTACACTTTCAAGGATGTCTATGAACGATGGAATGCTGTGCATTTCAAGGAAGTGGGTGAAAATGGCCGGTACAGCTACGAGCAGGCATATACAAAGGCCTCTTCCCTCTGGGACTGCGAAATGCGGGAGCTGAAGACCGAGGACTATCAAAAGATCATCACTGAGCTGGCCGAGGACGGGCTTTCGCGAAGCACCTGTGAGAAGCAACGGCAGCTCTTCAGCCAGCTTTGCAAGTGGGCCATGCAGAACGATATCATTTCGACAAACTATGCGGAGGGGCTGAAGCTTCCCGCTCCCCCGCCCAAAAAAGAACGCACCCTCACAGACGAAGAGATTGCCAAGATTCAGGCTCTTGCCGATGATCGCAGCAAAAACAACCGGTTCCGCTTTACCGCTCAATTTTCCATTGTGCTGGTTTATACTGGGATGCGCATTGATGAACTGCTTTCCATGCGCCGGGATGATGTGCATCTGGATGCCGGGTATCTGATCGGCGGCGAAAAGACCGATGCAGGCCGTCAGCGAATGATTCCAATTCTCGACCCCATCCGCACCATCCTGGCCGGTTGGATGCTGGATAGCCTGGGCAGCGAGTATCTGCTCCCAACGGCCAACGGGCGCAAGAAGGACGTGAACACGGTCGAGCATTCTTTCCGCCGGATGATGGAAGTCTGCGAGATCAACAGGCCCGACACGCCGAAGGAAAAGCGCGTCACCCCGCATTCTCTTCGCCGAACCGCTGCGACCCGCCTTGTGGAAGGCAAGGCAGAACCGACTGCCGTACAGGCCATTCTTGGCCACTCCGATTTCACCACTACGGCGGACTATTACACCGCCCACAGCGCCGATTATCTGGCCGAAGAGATGAAAAAGTTCAAGTATGTAAAGGAACAAAAAGAGAACAAATAGCCACATTTTCTCGTTTTGTCGCTGTTTTTTCTTGCTTCCCAAGCAGTAGGCGGCGGGTTCGAGTCCCGTATCCTGCTCCAAAATAAAGCGGCAGAACGTCTCATTTTTGAGAAATTCTGCCGCTTTTCTTTTTGATTCAAACCTAAAAACAACGTAGATTATCCTGAATACTTGTGATAAAGGAACAAATAAAGGAACACTATTTCACATACACCGCCCGCTGCTTTGTGACGGCTTCGTGAAGACCAGAAACCAGTTCTTCCGCCATTGCCCACATGCTGCGAAGGTCTGCCGCTGCTGCAGCATCTTCTGTTTCGACCATGGAAAGCACCTTCTGTCCGATGCGTGAGTTGATTTCGGCGTGCTCGATTTCGTCGCCGGAAAGCTTGTACCATTCGGAGGCAGCCGACGGGCAAACGCTCTTATACTCCACCGCAAAGTCTGCGTAGCTCATCGCGTCGCTGTACTCTTCCGCCATCTGCTTTGCGGCCTGAATCAATGCGGCCTTGTATCCGCAAAGCTTTCGCTCATCTATAGCCATGGTGTTTCCTCCTTACAGCTTTTCGACGGTAACGGCCAGATTGGACAGGGTAGCGTCTGCTCCGGTCAGGACGAAGGACAGGATCGAGCTGCTGCAGCCGCAGATATTCCGCACAATGAAATCAAGGTTGAGGTTGATAGCGGTCGAGACAGCGGCCACGGTCGCGGATGCGGTAGCCCCAACGACGGCAACGCCGTCCTTCTGGCCGGTCACTGTGACAGTGCCAGCGGCGGCGGGAATCAGGGTTGCAGATGCGTTGACGTGGTAATAACCCTCGCCCAACAGCGTGATGGTGTTTCCATCCTGCTGGATGGCCTTCCCGAATCGCCGGGTGGTGGAACCCACCGGAATGATGCTACCGGCGGTCAGTGCTTGGGCGGACGTATTGGTTGTATAGATCGCACAACGTGCCATAATGATAAAACTCCTTTCAAAAATCAAAAGCGGGGCAGCTGCTGCCGCCCCGCATATCCTCGCCAAACAGGGCGCATGATTCTGCTTTTAGATGTTTCCGCAGCCGCCGTTGCAGCCACAGAACGGAGACTGACCCGCGCTGTAGACGTAGCCGTTGGGATAGCGGACGACACCGTACATCTGGGAAGCAAGCTCAAGCTGATTGATCCGCTGGTTCTGAGCCGCGATGGTCTGCTCGTACTGCTGTTTCTGGATCTCCGCGAACTTGGCGTCAATGTTGGAGTTGATTGCGCAGGTCTGCTTGTCCATCTGAGCGGCCAGATTTGCGGTTGCCAGCCTGCTCTCGCAGCAGCAGTCAGAAATCTGCCGCTGGACGTTGTTGCTGGTTCCCATCACGGTCTGGATGATGTTCGACTGCCCCAGCACGTTCTCTTTGGACAGGTCGCCAAAGTCGCGGGCATTGCGATAGCCGATATCGCAGATGCCGTTGCCGATGTTGGTCAGGCGGTCGTTCAGCTGGCCGAACTGCTGGCCGTACAGGATTTCCTGCTGCGTCGCTGCGGTGGCATACTGGCCGTAGCCACCGTTTCGGTTGCCCCACAGACCGCCGCCGCCCATGAAGACGAACAGGAAGAGGATGATGATCCACCACGCGCCGTTGCCGGAGCCGAAGCCGTCGGTGTTGTTCCGGGTCACGGCAGCAATGTCGCTGAGAGACATATTGCTACTATCCATAGTTGATTTCCTTTCTTGCGAATGATGAGAATATTTCAAATCGTGCGCACGACTTGTCGATTACTTGAGCAGGGGCATGATCTGATTTGCCATTGCCTTGAGCTGTTGATACTGTGCATCCGTCATTTTGCCGGACTTGCGCAAATTCTCGACCTGCTGTTTTGCGTCGCCCTGAAAACTGTTCCGGAACTCGTTGAACTGCTGCAATAGCTGCATCATGTTTCCAAACTGAGGCGGTAAGCCCATAGCCCCGTTTCCCATGAACTGCATAAGCGGATTACTCATTTACGCCTCCTTTGCTTTTGCGCCCTTTGCGGGAGTTGTTGGTGCGGTCTGATACTGAGCCATTACACGGTCAACTTCCGCTCGGACAGCGGCCTGTATCTTCTCGTCGGCCTGCGCTGCGGTGAGATACTGCGATTCTCCCACTGCCTGCATTGCAGTCGGGTCAAACTTGGTCAGCCTGTAATACTCGCTGGATGCGTACCCCATCGTGTTTGCAGTCTTGACGGCAAGCACGGGGTCGTTCTGCACCATGATCCACTTGGTTTCACCCGGCTGCGCGACGACTTTATCCACGTCCGCGATAGTCGGAACCATCGTGAATGGGTTTTGCCCGCCGATCTGCGGCGTTGCCTGCGTGCTCATAGGCTGAGAAAATTGGCTTGCACCGTACCCAGTATAGGGCGGCTGCCCATATACGCCGGGCTGCTGCCAGCCTCCAAAAGGATAGCCCATCGTCTCCGCTCCTCTCTTTTTTTTTGCACCCCCATCCTATCACTCGCCGCGGAAGCAAGAGACAACGAACGCACAACGAAGGACAAAAAAAGAAAAGCGCCCACACGGAAAAAACCGCATGAGCGCTTAACTGATAAGGGCTTCACCTTGGAAGCAAGAATAAAATATCACGTTTTGGCTTGCAAGGCAAGGCTTTCGACAAAACCAGTGCGAATAGCACAAAAAATTTATTGTTATGTTCCGTTCTGGGATTGATTTTCAGAAATATTTTTGCAAATCTGAATCTTTTTTGCGTTTTACTATTGCAAAAATGATTCTTTTGTGCTATAATTAAATCACGGTAAGGGACACAAAATAAACGGAGGAACAAACAATGAAAAAGTACAATCTGCACGACATCATGAACAACGCATGGAGAATCTTCCGGAATGCGAAGGCCGGGCATGGGTCCGAAGTGATCTTTGCCAGCGCTTTGAAAAATGCATGGAACATGGCAAAGACCGTTGCCAAGGAAGCCGCTGCTGCTGCCGAAAGAGCCGTCGAAGCTGCCAAGCGTGCAGCAGTGGAGGCCGCTAAGCGCGAAGCCGCCGGTGTCGTCCGGATGCACTACTCTCAGTACAAAAACGAGTACAGCAACTGCCAGACCGTTGAGGGCAGCTACGACAAGAAGACCAAGACCATCGAGGTCATGACCAAGGTTGCCCGCGTCTTTGAGCGCCGCCCCAGTGTGACCGCGATCCGCGGCCTGTGCCCCCGCTGCCACACTTACTGTTATGGCGATTGCATGGCATAAATGCCATGAGGAAGGAGAACAAGTAATGAGCCGAGCTCGAAAGGACCTTACAGGTCAGCGTTTTGGGGCTCTAACAGTTTTATGCGAAGGACAACCACATATTTTTCCGCGTGGAACTTCCGAGAGAGCCTGGGTCTGCAAATGCGATTGCGGAAACGAAATTACGGTGCGAACATCACAGCTTACAGGTGGGAATGTAACAAGCTGTGGTTGTAAGTCGAAAATTGGGCGAGCTCATCTTTATCACGAACGATTGAATGAACCGGGAGACATTACAGGGAAGGTTTTTGGTCAAATTACAGTAATTGGCCCAGCCGGATTCAGAGTAACAAAATCCGGTCATAAACACTATTTGTGGACTACGCGGTGTAACTTGTGCGGAAAAGAAAAAATAATGACAGGAAGTTACATTCTGAGAGGAAATGTCAAATGCACATGTCAGAGGTCCACAAAAACGCTTCGAACCTGTAAAATTTGTGGAATCAAATTTGATGGTGGCCCAAACAGTCAATATTGTCCGACATGCAAGCAAAAGAAAAAAGACGAACAGACGAAAAAAAAGAAAAACTCTAACGAATACAAGGGCTGCGGAAAAGATGCAAAAAATAATGATGTTGTAAATGCTCTAAAAAATGCCTCTGCAATTGCCAAAATGGAGAGCGAAAGAGAGGCGCATAAGGGCCTTGTCCCCCGCAAGTGCAAAAAATGCGGCGAAGTCTACTGGACCAAATCAAACGATAGCTACCTTTGCCCAAAATGTGCGGAGGAAAACCGCAAAACCGGTGTGTATCAGAACCGCATCTGTGCAACATGTGGAGTCACTTTTTTGGGGTATCCTCGGTCAAAATACTGCCCCGAATGTCAAAAAGCCGCAAAGGTAGAAGCGGCGAAGCGATGCAAAGAGCGGAAAAAAGCCGGAAAAGTCCGCGAGATCGGCAGTACGGACATTTGCCAGCACTGCGGGAAACCGTATATCGTGACCTCTGGTTTACAGCGTTATTGCCCCGACTGCTCAAAATATGTGGTCGCAGATAACATTCGGGAGCACAAGCGGGAGTACATGGACCAAAACAGGGAACGATTTAACGAGCATTACCGCGAAATGCGAAAAGAAAGACGTGTTTGCGTGATTTGTGGCAAGACTTTTGACAGTCCTACGTGCACATCTGTGTGCTCAGCTGATTGTGCCGCTGAGCAGTTGCGGCGAAACAACGTCAGAGGGCAGGTCAACGCCGGGCGAGCAAAACCCATTCGGCTGCTGGGACCGCGAGGGCCTGTCAACCCGCAATCTGGAATCCCCGGTATCCATTTACATCCAAAGACCGGGAAATGGGAGCTCGTTTTGGATGGAAAGTATTGTGGTTTGTATGATACGGTAGCCGAGGCCTCGGCCGCACGGGAAGAAATTTTGAAGCAAAAGCAGGAGGACGACAATGTACAAGGTAATCAATAACCGCCGTTACAACACGGAGACCGCGAAGAAATTGGGATACTGGGAGTCCGATCAGGACTACCGCGGTCTCTACCACGAGGAAGAGGTGCTTTATCGGAACAAGGCCGGAAACTATTTTTTGTACGGCTACGGCGGAGCTGGGAGCAAGTACAGCCAACAGATCGGGGTCAACGAATGGTCCAGCGGCGAATCAATTCTTCCGCTGGAGGAAGATGACGCCCGCAAGTGGGCAGAAGCGCATCTGGATGGGACCGAATACGAGATGATCTTTGGCGAGCCGGGTGCAGCTGAGGATGTCCAGGCGACAGTCCGCATCCCTGCCGCAGTTGCGCAAAAACTCACAGAGCGGATGGAAAAAGAAAAGTGCAACAGAAACGACCTGATCCTTGCCGCGATCCGGGAATATCTGAAATAAGACAGGCCCCTGGCACGATATCGGTGCCGGGGGCTTTCTTCAAAAATATTTTTGCAAATCAGAATCATTTTTGCCTTTTCCTGTTGCAAAAATGATTCTTTTGTGCTATAATTAAATCACGGTAAGGAACACAAAATAAACGGAGGAACAAGCAATGACGAAGTTTTATGACGGCAAGAAGATCCTGAGCATCTCCATGACGGATGACCGGACGGGAATCGACTTTGAGAACGAGTTCTTTGAGATTGGTCAGCTCCCTTACAACATGGAGCTGGATGCGAACAAGGTGGATGATGTCGATTATCTGATCGACTACGCCGTTACTTACGCAAACGGCACCAATACCGATTTTGAGTACCAGTACGACGAGGACGGCAACCTGCTGGACGGCTGCAGCGTGTCTTACACCGTCGAAGATATGTGACTGAAACAACAAAATCCCCGGTGTCCACAGTGGACACCGGGGGTTTTCAAATATCCGCCCTAATGCGCTTCTTCGAGAGGCCGGGAAGATTTGTTGATGTTATTATACCACAATTCGTGCAAAAAGAAAAGCCAGCGGGTAAACGTTCTTCCGCTGGCTCTCTGTACACATTTTCTCCGAAGTGTGTGTACTCTACTTCGGACGGCATAAATAGTATATCACACATCCAGCATTTTATCAATGCCTTTCAGCCGATAGCCTACCGCCGTCCGGCTGTAGTGTGTCTGTGCTGCAATGTCCGGCAGCGGAAGCCGCTCAACGTACCGCAGTAAGGCTATCTTACGGTCTACCCTCCCAAGCGGTGCACTTTTGATAGCGGCGACCATCCTCTGTCGGTCAAGTCCTTGCAGGCACAGTGGCAGCACTACACGAGCCGCCGCCACAGGCAGCACCGAGCCAAAAAGGCTGCGGCAGCTGTCCGGCGTTGCGCACCATTACGGTGACGGCACCGAGATGGTATGTTTTCGTGAGACCACGAAAACGTCCACAGACCATTTTCGTGACGTGCCGAAATTGCTCTTGTGCGGCGAACATACCGGTAACGTCACCGATATGGTGGTATGTAGTGCTTGCCATGATATCCTCCTTACAGCTGCTTGATGCAGCGATTGGTCAGCTTGCTGTACACATCCTCGTACAACTCCTGCTTATCGCCGTTGTAGGTGTACTCAGCATAGATGCCGTCACCGTTCACGGTGGTAGACAGTAGAGCCTTGTAGTTCTGGAGCGTCTTGCAAGACCAGACCACAAAGACGTTTTCGAGGGTGATTTTGGTCTCGCGGTGCGCGTTGTACCACTCAACCAGTGCATTTTTGCACACGCTTTCATATTCTGCCATGCCGGTAATAATCATAATGTGTTTTCTCCTTATTCCTTTCCCTGCATCTGATTGAGGACGTGATCGGCGTGGATGGCGGCAGATGTGAAGGAGTTGTTCTCCCACCACGCCACGAGGGAAGCGACGACGGTGATGCCGGTGGTGATGATCTGCTCCAGCTGCTCCGACTCGATGGGGAGCGGGGAATGGCCGGTTGCGCTCAAAATCTGATTGGTCAGTGCCAGCGCAAGGACGGCGGTGCGGGCGATGGTTCCAGCGGAAATTTTGTTGGTGGTCATGGTGTCAATTCCTTTCCTTTTCTTCGAGGTCGGCAATTCGGTGATCGGCGACCTTCATTTTCTCTTCCAGCACGGGGATGCGCTGGGCGAAATTGTTGTGTGCCCGGACTTCCCTGGTCAGTTCTTCCAGCTTGGTTTCGGTCACGGCTTGGCTTTTGCTGTTGGCAATCAGAACGCCGATCAGCGTGATTGCACCGGTAATGAGGGCGGCTGCGATACTCTCCATTCGGCTTACCCCTCCCGGAGCCTGTCCAGCCCCTTTTTCGCAATAATGGCGGCGTAGTCCTTGTAAGCGTGGGAAAGGTCTGCGTTGCCCGTGATGCCCGGCACACTGGCGGTGCTGGTGTACTGCCACATGCCAAAAGAAAAGTTTGTTTTGGGCTTGTCTTCCGGTTTGGTTTTGCTCTTGTCTCTGGGATATCTTGCCAGCCATACATCGTACTTGCGCAGTGCAGCGCCGCCCATATACAGCCGGGTCTCACCAAAATTGAGACCGGTGTAGAGCAGAGCGTAGAAGCCCCACTGCTCGATGGTCGCCAGCGCATACGCGGTCAGGTCGGTCAACGCCTGCTTGCCAAGCTTGCGGAGCTTGTTGTCCTCCACATCCACGCTGATAGGCAGTTCAAAGGTCTTGCCGGTCAGAGCGGTCTTGAGCAAGTCAAGCTCTGCGTCTGCCATCTGCTTGTCGGTGGCGTAGGTGTAGTAGTACACGCCCACCGGCAAGCCGACACGCTTGCACTCGGCATAGTTGCGCTCAAACGTCGGGTCGATGTACAGTCCGTCCTTGCGATTGGAAAACTTGCTGTTGGTGGATACCGTCTTGAGCATCACGCCGGAGACAAGCCCGCTTGCCTTGACCTTGTCCCAGTCGATGCTGCCCTGCCAGCGAGAAACGTCCATAATGGGGAGCATAATATCAGTCCTTTCTTTTTATGTGGGTGGATGGTCAGCTAAAGCTTCCTTTACTCCCACAAGTATTTTCGAGTTGCTTTTCTGATAATCCCGTCACCATCTGACCCGATAATAATTTCGTCGCCATTCAATGTAATAAATTCTGGTTCAGTCGAAATGTCAATTTTATGGCAGCCAACATAATTTCCGTTCAAGTCATAAACAATGACGATGTTGGGGAATGCGTATAGTGAGTAAATGAAATTATTATTGCATTCGATTCCTTGCATTAAGTAGCCATTTTTTATTGGCTCAAATTCTAACTTTATATTAAAATCATTATCGCATATTGCAAAACTATAATTGTTCCATACGCCATCCTTGGATAGCTCCAAAACATATTCATTACTATCTCCAATATATGCTATTCCGCCAATTCTTCTTCCGGCAGTCAATACGGTTTTACTTGACACAAGTTCAAGAGTTTCGGGAGACAAAAACCAAATATTTGTCTCCGAAGTGCCTCCATGAATAACAACAATAAGATTTTTTGCGGAATTGTATGTCATATCTCCAGCGTGTCCGTAATTGCCACTCGCACTCAGCACTTCTGTTTTAGACGCCAAATCATATTTATATATTGTAGCAATTGTGTCGTCAGTTTTGGCATAATATAAATACCCATTAGCAAAGACTCCGCCTTGCATTCTTTTCAAATTTTGTGTATCCACTATTGTTTCAAGTGAAACATTTGTAGAAAATGGATATGCGTTTATTTTTTTATTGAAGAATTGAAAATTTTCAAAACTAATGTATTTTAAGTATTTGTTAGCATCGGCATACTCCTCAAATTCGTCATCATTAGTGACATCGGTGTGGGAAATTAAGAACTTAACATGAGAATTTTTAGGAATAAATACGTGCCCTTTCTGCCATCCTGGGTCTTTAACAAACTTTCCGTTTTCGTCAAAATATGCAACACCTAATCTTCGACCTTTTTCTACACTTAAATTAATGTCGGTCTCGGTATCCATAATGTTCAACAAGCCCAACCTTGAATTAGTATGGGTATATGTAAGTTCTCCATTATTCCAATCATTGCAAGATGTCCATTCGTTTGTTTCAAAATAATCATAAAATGTTATTTTTTCTCTTTTGCTCAATTTTTTAACTATATCTTTTACAGCATTTTTTGCAAGAATTTCACAAATTGGATTAAATTTAACATATTCCAAAAGTGTATTCACATTTGCTTTATATTCAAGTAATTCATTTTCCACAGTTTTCGGAAATGCAGATATAACAATTCTAAAGTATGAGTTTTCTGGAATGGCATATTCTAAGGTACGCCATTTTGAGTCATAGAGAAATTTCCCATTAGAGTCATAATAATGTATACCAGCTCTTCTATTTTTGCCTATTGCAATGTACAGTTTTGAGGTGGTATGGATAATGTTTGTGGACACAATTCTATATTTAACATTGGCAATTTCACCATTAATTAAAGTGCCCAACTCAAACGGCGAATAAACAGATGGATTTTCCCATAAATCTCCCTTTAGCTGACCAACCTCCTCTCCCACCTTCGCCGCATCCGCAGCCTTACCCTCGACGGAGAGGGTGGGGTCCGTTTCAAATGTTGTCGCTGCATCTTCTGCCCGTTTCTGTGCGTCCTGGCAGGCAGTGACATAGGCAAGCCACTGCTCGGAGGTGATGCCGGTGACGTAGAAGAAAGACTGCACCGCGACGGTATCGGGGAACGCTGCGCCGGTGACGCGGCAGAGGATAGGAAAGGTCTTGAGCATGTATCCGGTATTGGTGACTACACAGAGATTGACAAAGACGTTTCCGCTGACGCGCAAAGCCTGCTCTGCAAGCTCAAGGGTGACAACGTTTTTGCTGGCGCTGTCTACGATGACCGCCTTGCGTGTGCCGCTGGAAAGCTGGATGGTGTCGTACCAGCCCATGTTGTTGGCACCGGGGCCGCAATACTGCACGGTATAGCTTGCACCCTCTGGGGCCTCGTACGGAACGCCGCCGTTGTATAGGGTGATGCCGATAAAGCGGCTCTGTGCATCAAACTGCATGACCGGAACAACCGGTGGGGCGCTCTGGCTCTGGAAATCCATTTTAAGCGTCTGCATATACTATACTGTCTCCTTTTCGTTTTCTTCTGCCTGTGTGGCAGTTGAATCGGTGTACTCGATGACCCTGCCGGAATATTTCTGCGATTTTTTCGAGATGTTTCCGGCCACCGTGTTAAGCTGCACCTGGTTCTTTTCCGGGTAGTATGGATAGATTGTTTTTTGTGCGATCTGCAATGTGGACGTGGATCCTGTGTCTGAATCCATCAACGTTATGGCCTTGTAGAGCTCGATCTCCATATTGGGATACTTTTGTTTGTCGTGCTCGTACAGGTCGATCACGTTGCAGCTGTATGACCGGGATGGGAAAGCAGCCGATTTTATCATCTTGTCTGCTTTTAGCTTCAGGGCGTTTGTATCTTCAATCGAGCTGTCCGTTTCGGTGTGCCAGATGACGCGCTTATCGTAATCGTGACAGCTCACATCTACATAGATCCCATCTTTCCCATAGAGCCGAAGCTCTGTATAATAGCTGTCCCCAGATTCGGCCTTTCCCTTGAAGGAAGGCCGTTCCCGAAGGTTCAGCTCATCGGAGAAGAACGTCTCTGTCGCTTCCGCTTCATTTCCGGGTTCGTGCACGTCCATTAGCTTGAGGCCGCTTTTGGGAACTTGCAGCCGCACCGTGTAATCCGGCCAGACTTCCACGGCTTTTTTTATGAGCTCCAGAGGAGTCCCGAAAAAATTCTCGATTGCCAACTTTTCGGACGTTTCGCCCATAACAAAAAGGCTCCACCCGGAAATGCCACTGAGGGCCCGCCTGATGGTGTCTTCCATCGTCTGAGGTCCCTTGCTGAAAATGCCCGTTTGAACGAAGTTGTTCCAGTCTGCCAAAAGGACTGCGCACAGGCTATCCAGGTCAAGACGGGCTTCATAGGCCGTATCCGTTTTTCCGTTGCTGACGCTGGAAATGGCGTATATCTGGTTCTGTGTCGTCTCCCAGATGCGCACCCGCTCAGACAGTAAATAGGCCTGCGGGTGGTTGAGCGGAAGCGTAAACTTCAGCTTGTCTTCCCAACCGTTTGTATTCTGTTCGATGCAGTATCCGTCATAATCCAGCGGGATTTCCTGCCCTGTATCCAAAATGATGGAAAGCAAAAAGCGCACCTCCTTAAATATAGATCGGATAGTACTCAATCGCGATCTGCGAGAATGGCATAATTTTTTGCGATGTGTACAGCTTGTTTTCTCCGCGCACGACCCTGGGCCATCCGCCCGAAATCTTGTTGAGCAGTTTCATGCCAGCCGAACCGTTGACGGTGAGCCTCTTTTCGATGCCGTCCACGATAACGGTGTCGCCGCCCTTCAGTGCGCCGCTGTTGAAATTGCAGTTGGATTGTGTGCTGTTGGGGTAAAAGATGTACACGGTGCCGGAATGGCTTTTCTCCACAGTGGCCGTGATGCGGCATTCCATCGTTTCTGCTGTTCCAGCCGCGAAAAAGCTGATCGTTCCATCCGGGTTTGTAAAGACCAGCGTTTCCAGCGGGCCGTGCTTGTAGCCGACCAACGTATAGCTTGTCTCGATAAATTTTCCGTCCCGGTCGATCTCTGCCTTTTTGCCGCCATCGGTCAGCAGACAGGTATACAGCCCACCGTCCGGAAGGCACAGCTCCACCGTGCGCTTCAGCAGAGCAGCTGTTAAATGGCTTCTCTTATCTTCTGCATCCTCTGGGCTGCACCCTTCGATGACGACCGGCAGCGTGATGGTTCTCAGCCCGTACCGGGTGCCGCCTGCTGTGATGCGGCTTCCGGTGGACGCAACAACGTAATCCTGCGAGATGCTCGGTGCTCCGACCGAATAATCGGCCAGAAGCATCGCGCCAAACTCAGAACCGCCGTGGTCATCCACCCAAAATGTGTTTTCCATGCGTTACTCCTTACGACCTGAATGCGAGCTCTTCGTCCATATAAGGCGCGGTAGAGCGGGCCACTTCTCTGCCGTCCAGGTTCAAGATGGTGGTGGAAGAACCGCGCCAGCTGGCGTTCAGCTGTTGGCTTGCCGCGCTTCCGGTTCCACTCTGTACACGAGTCGTGCTCTGCTGGTTGGCCGCTGCAGCGGCCTGAGATTCCTGTACCAGACGGGCAGCGGTGATGCTGTCGCTCTGCTGGTAGTTGGAGGCAGGTGCGGCGGTGGGTTTATCCGCCCAAAGGCCGCTCCACCAACCGCTGATTTCCTTGCCGTGCTTCTTCCAGATGTACGCGCCGAGGGCGGCGACTCCGGCGACGATGGCGAGGATGGCAAAGATCTCAGGGTTTGCCGCGATCACGCCCACAAGCTTCGTCGCCAGCCCGCTGAGGGCTGTGCCGACGCTGCCGATCTTAGTGGCCAGTGTGCCGAACAGACTGCCCAGTTTTGTGGCCATCGTGCCCAGCACTTCGCCCATGCCGCCGCTTGCGGTCAGGTCAGAAACGATCTTGCTGATGGAAGCGAGGGTCGTTGCACCTTCTTCGGTGTTCAGAACCAACTCGCCGCCGGACAGCAGCGTTTTGATGGTGTTTCCAACACTAGACAATCCGCCGCTTGCGTACTCGTCGTTGATGACTTTGAGAACGTTGCCAGCCCACTTGGTGACGGTTTTGCGTTGTTCCGCATCGACCTCGCCCCAGATCAGCTTGACGACGTCGAGCGCAATGCCGCCCCAGTCCTGATTCTTGATGTTGGAAATGCCATCTTTGAGGATGCCGAGAATACCATCCGACGTTTCGCTTGTGAAGCTCTGTTTCAGCTCTTTCTCGACCTCTCGGAGAGACTTTACAGCCTGCTCCTCAATGTCCGTAATCTCTTTCTGAACGGTGGTCGAGGTCTTTTTTGCAACGGTTGCGGTTTCGGTTGCAAATTCATCAACTTTGGTCTCTACAGTGGTGACGTTGCGCTCGACCCCATCCACCATTTCTTTTCCGGCTTTGGTGGTGGTTTTTGTTACCTGCTTCGTTCCATCGTCAAAAATTTTTGTAACGGTCTTGATGCTACCATCAACGGTCTTTTTGGTGTCGGTGACGGTCTTTGTTACCTGCCGAGAGTCTGTTGTATTTGGCGACGTGCCGCCAGATCCACCGGAACCGCCGTTGTCATCTCCGGTTGTAATACTGCTTATTAGATGTTCAAGCTGAGATTTTCTAACACGCTGTTCATGCAGCTTTTGTCTTCTCTCTCGCTCTGCATCTGTAGTTTTGTTGATGTAGGCCGATTTTGGAGTGAATTCTCCGCCCTCGCTACCACCAAAACCATCGTCGTCCACCGTTGCGGCCTGATATCCTATAAGGGCTTTTGTTGCATTAACAATCGAAGACTTGAGGTTGTCGAAAGCAGATTTCAGATGGTTGACTCCGGAACGGAAAGTTTCGCTGTTGTTGTAGGCTGTAATCAGGCCTCCAGCAAGTGCGCCTACTAAGCCGACGACAATACCAATCGGATTTGCGCTCATTGCGGCATTAAGCAAGTTTTGCGCAATGGTGGCAGCTGTCGCCACTGTCTTATATGCGATTAACGCACCGACGAGCGTTCCAATCAGAATTTTTAACGCTGAACCGTTTTCAATGCAAAATTTGATTGCATTGGTCAAACCGGAGATTTTAGGCTCGGCTTCGCTGGCGGCATTCATCATTCCGACAATGCCGTCTGTTTGGAAGCCGTTCTTCATTGCCACGGTCAGCTCATTCGCTTTGGTTATAAGTTGACCAACGGTTTCTGATAATTCGGATGATAGTACGCCAACTAGCTGTGAAACGTTGTCCTTGAGGGTGGAGAGTGAGCCGTTGAACGTCTCGCTCTGCGTTTCCATGCTGTTATAGTAGCGTCCGCCCTCTTCTGCTGCGGCCTGCAACGATTTCGTCAGCAGGTCGTAGGAGATCGTCATGTTCTGGACGTCCTGAATGGACTTGCCGGTATAATCTGCAAGCACCTGATAGATATTGATGCCTGCAAACGCAAACTGCTTGATATCCACGCTGGACGCCTTGCCGACGTTTGCGACCTGTTGGAGGTTCTGCGCCATGCGTTCAAGCTCGACGGAGGTGCCTCCGGTGGCTGAAACCGCGTCGCCCAGCGCAAGGATGGTCTTGCGGCTGTATTCAGCGTTCTCACCGGCAGAGATAAGGTATTGGTTCGCCTTGACAAGAGAAGCCGTGTCGAACGGCGTCCGGGCTGCGTCCTGCTTGATGTTTTCAAGGGCGGTGTTGGCCTTTTCCGCGTCGCCCAGCATATTGGTCAGGCCGGTGCGGTAGGTCTCGATCTGGGCGTTATAGGAAATGCCTTGCTTGATTAGGTCTTTGCCTGCGCTGGCAATTTTTGTGACCAGCCCGGAAATAATGTTTCCGATAGCAACGGAACCCGCCTCAAACTGCTTTTTGACCTTCTCGGTGGTATCCTTTGCCGTTTGCTCGGTCTGCTTTCCGGCTTTTTTGGTGTCGGAGGCCAGCTGATCGCGGGTCTCCTGGCTCTTTTTCTTGACCTTTTCCGCCGCGTCATCGGCCGCATCGCCGATTTTTGTGCCGGTTTCCTTGGCGGTCTTTTCCGCCTTGGCCTGCGAGTCGTCAAGGACCTGCTTGACGTCGGAATTGTCGAGCGTTACCTGTCCATGAACTTCAAAATCCGGATTTTGTGCCATTTATACCCCTCCCCGTGGGAGCACCGGCACAAAGGCACACGCTCAGATTTTTATTTCAAATTCCCGCTTGCACACGGGGTTCTTGCATTTGACCCAGAGACCGCCTGCGTGAGCGGTTTCGTCCGCCCAGACTGAACTTGCCTTGCCGCAAAAAGGGCAGCGCACAGGGCTTCTATTGCCCGTTTCTGGGCTTGTGGTCAAGCGCGTTGTGCCGCGCGATGGCAGCGGCCTTGCGGTCTGCGAAACTGGCATACCGACGTTCACCTCCAGAAGTCTCCGGCAGGGCGTACACCCGGCGGAGCTTGTCGTACTGTGCCTTGGTCTCCTTTGGCATATCGGAGGTGTCGGCGGTGCGGTACTCCATGATCTTGCAGATGCGGCACTCGTCGGGCAGCCCACGGAACAGAGCCATGAACTCCCACCAATGCAGATTCACGTTGTTGAGGTCGATGCCGTAGGCCTGCCAGAACGCCGCGTAGATGAGCTGTCCATCCACCGCGAAGTCGTAGCTTCTGGCCTTGCTGCCGAACACCTGCCGGGTCTTTTCCTCGGTCTGGATGGTGTTTTCTCCGCACCGGTAGAAGTTGAGGAACGCGGGCAGGTCGTCGTCACGGATCTTGCGCCCTACAAGCACCTCTTCGGCGTACCTTGCAACGGCGGCTTGTTCCTCCGGCGTTGTGGCAGCGTTAGACATGACCTCATAGTTGATCCATGCCCGGAAATCCGGGTTGAAGCCGTCGGGCAGCGCGTCTGCGAAAAAACAGGTCGGTTTCATCAGTGCTTCCGGTGTGCCCGGCGTTCTGCCCGCCGCTGCTCACGGTTGACCGGTGCATGGGAGGCTGCGTTTTCGCCCTTCTTTGGCAGGCTTGCCATAGCCTTTGCTACCATGTCGTCGGCGAATGCTTTGGTCGTCTGCTGGAACTCGCTGTACAGCGGCATCATTTCGTCAAGATCTTCGGTGTCTACGCCCAGCTTGTCGGCGTAGTCGTCGCCCAGAATATCGCTGAAATAGTCGTCATACAGGTTGCACATTGCCAGAATTGCGGCACCTGCACCCAGCTTCTCCACATTCAGTGTGCCCCAGCTTTTGCCGAGAGTCTTGTCGGCGTTTTCCATCCGTTCGGCGTCGCTTGCGCGGGTGGGCTTGAAATCGAACGTAATACCACGGAATTCCATCTGTTATCTCCTTTCAAATGCGCCTTTGCCGGTACTGCCCCGGCTTTTTTCTTTTCAGGCGGTAAAAAACCGCCTGGCGGTGTGCCAGACGGTCTGTATGCAGCGCTCAGGCTGCGACGTATGTAAACTCTTCCGGCTTTTTTACGCTGGAAACGGTGACGGTGTAGCCCGCGATGTTGCCTGCGCCGTTGGTGGAATCCGCAGTCACATTGACGGTGGCGCGGCCCTTCTCGCCCTTTCCGGTGAACATGTTGAAATACACATAGTCGGCAATGACGTCCGACCCCACGCCGTGAACCATCTTGAACGAGCTGATCCAGTCAAAGAACGCGGTCTTTTCGTCGTGGTAGCGGTCGGCGTTGATGGTGAACACCCGCTGGGTATTGGTCTTGATCGTGACCTGTCCCTGTCGGATGTAGTTTTTATCGGTCGTGCTGGAATTGACGGCAGCAGAATGCTCTTCCACCATCGACTCGCACACGATGTAGTCGCCCTCTTTGTTCTGCGTGTCCGCAGTTTTGAAGGCAAGAATGAAGTCGTCGGCCATCTGGAAGCCCACCTTGTCAGGGTCGGGCGTGATGCCCTTCATCGCTTCGGTAACAGTCATGTGATAGCAACCCCTTTCGGTTGAAAATATACGATTTGTAATTGAATCTGCGCCCGGCACCGGCCATCCTCTGCGGTGATGATGTAGCCGGTGGTCGTGACGGCCACGCCGATCGGGATGCGGCCATCTCCGAGCGCGGGCAAGTTCTTTGTGCGGCTCTGGGCTTCTACCCATGCGGTCAGGTCATCCCAGAAGCCGGAACGTTCGGCCTGATGCTCCACGTCGGAGTTGTACTCCTCGCGTGAGGACAGGGCAAACACCTTTTGCCGGATCGTACCGTTGAGCCGTTTGGCCAGAATCGGTTGCGTGGGCACGTCTTCGATGGAGTATTCATCCACGTCCGGGCTCAGCCACGAAACGCGGAACGCAACGCCCTCGTCCTGCGCAGATGCTACCAGAGGGCAGGTTTTCAGCCATTCCTGCATGGATTTGATAACAGGCTTCATTTCTTGCTCTCCTTCTTCATCAGCGCATGGGCGGTGGTTTCCCAGCTTGACATGTTGGCGCCCTTGCTGCGCTGGCCCCAATAGGAACCGCGCAAGCCGGTGTCTCCGTGCAGGTCAGTGCCCTGTGGGTGCAAGTAATACTCCCGCCGGGCGTAGGGCGTGGAATAGACGATCAGGCCGTTGTCATAGTCGCTGGCAATGTTGGCAGTGTTCTTCAACATGCCGGTCTGGAACGGCACAAACTTGTCCGTATCGCGGGCGATGATCTGCGTCAGCTTGGCGAGGGTTGTGTTGCTTGCAACGTTCATTCCTCGCGCAAATCCTTCCGCCCAGTCGATTTTTGTTGTGACGGATCCGTTTTTGTGCCGTACGGAAATGACACGACCTTTGGGTGTGCTGACTTGCAGCAGGCCGTTTTTGCCCTTTTTCCACTCGGTCATGGTTAGCCTCCGTAGATATGCCAGTGCGGAAGAAACTGTTCCCGGTCGTCCGCCCATGATGTGATCATGGTGCAGTCGGCGCTTTTCTTCAGGCGGTTGTACTGCTCAATGGTCATGGACGGAATCGAACCTTTGACGATCATCCAGCCGTTTTTCAGTGTCCATGCCTTTTGTTTTGCATCCGCCGGGAGCTGATACCACGCCCACGCGGGCATGTACGGCGGTTCGCCCTGCCGGGCCATGATGCGGACATGCACGGTCTTTGCCGGGTCCTTGACCGTGCCGTTTCCGCTCGTGCCGTAAGTCTCCCGCCATGTGGCGTTATTGAATACCCAGCAGACTGGTGTATCCTTATCCGTTGCCGTATCATGGATGAGATTGATGATCGTGACCGATGTGTTCATCTCAACAAATCCCCCTGTACAGCAGACCGTGCGGGTCGTTGCCCAGGCACTCGCGCACGATTTCGGCCGCTTCGCTCCGGGCGGTGGCCGTCATGCTGCCGGTGCTGGTATAGCTTACCGCATAGCCGTCATTGGATACACTGGATACGCCGGGAGCGTAGCCGTTGGCCGTAACAGCGTTCTGCGCTGCGGTCAAAAGCTGGATGATCTGCACACAAGCGTCCGACAGCGCGGCTCGGCAGCGTTCGCACTCGTCCACATGGGTTTCGGCCCTCCCGAATGTGATGCCGTCGATCAGACGCGAAGCTCTGGCCGCGTAGATGTCAAACGTTGCCGCTTCGAGATTTCCCCCGGCGGCTTGATAATCGCTGTACGTGCAGTAGATCATTTTCGGCTACCTCCCGGCTTGTCATTCCCCCGCGACGATGTAGGAGAAGGGCACCTTGCTGCCGTCGGTGTTCAGGCGGGTGGACGGGTTCGGCAGAGCCCAGCCCATGCGCATAACAACGCGCAGTGCGACCATGTCCTGCTGTGCGAGGTTGTACACGATCTCCTTGGTCGAGGGGTCCTGAATGACGCCCTGATCCAGAATCTTCACGGTGACGTCCTGCCGGATGGAGTAGACGATCTTTTTGAAGTTGCCTGCGATCATCAGCGCTTTGGTAGCGTCGAAGGAACCGTTCTCCGGGAAGTAGAGCGGTGCACCGTCCAGCGCGTAGTTGGTTGCGCCCTGCATATCCGAGCGGAAAAGAGGCCGACCGTTCTTGTCAAGCAGGCCACGGAGCTGTGCCTTGGTGGACAGAGCACCCACAACAGCGTCCACACCAAAACCACCTTCCTCGACCTTGGCGAACATGCCGCCGTCGCCCAGAATCTTGGCGTAGTCGATAGGGCCTGTGACCTTGTTGGCGGTGGCCTGCGTCAGGATGTCGGTCGTCCACTCGGTGGGCTTGTCGTTGCCGAACAGAACCGCGCCGTCAATTTTCGCGGCCATCGCCTCACGGACACGGGGCTGAACCTCACCCATGATGTCGAAGCTGGAATCCGCCAGCACGGCTTCAGGGATGGGAACGATCACGGCCAGCTCTGCAGCGGTCATGGTGACGTTTTTCCATTCCTGCTTGCTGGTCTGCTTCATGCCGGTGTCGCCGTTGACCCAATAAGCCAGCGGCAGCATGGACAGAACGGGAATCTTGGTCTGATTGCTGGTCATGTTTGCAAGGCGGGTTGCCAGCTGCATGACGATGGAGGACTTCGGCACATCCTGCTGTATGGTATTGATCAGCTGATCCCGGATAAGGGCTTCTGCGCCGGTACGGGCAATAATGTTAGTTGCCATAATGGATTAACCTTTCTCCGCAAACAGCGAACGGAACGCTGCGTTTGCGGCCTCGTGCGTGTTGGATGCCTGCGCCGGAGTTCCCGGAGCAGACGCGGTAAATCGCGGGAGCGTACCATTTGCGATGATCGCGCTTGGATCTGCGGCCTTGAAGGTCTTGACATAATCGTCGAAACCCAGAATCTCGCCGTCCTTCATGGCAAAATTCTGTGCCTTTGCATCGGCAAGAAACGCCTTTTTCGCGCTCTCGCTGGAAAACTTGAGGGCACCGGTCTTTTTCTCGATGGCAAAGCCGCGCTGCATCTCTGCCAGCTGGTTCGCCGCGTCGGTCTTGGCCTGCTCTGCCTTGGTCTTCCAATCGGGGTCATACCCTTCCAGCTTTCCGTTTGCGGCTTCCAGTTGGGCGGTCAGGGTGGTTTTCTCCGCTTCAAGGGTACTGATTTTGTTGACCTTCTCGCCCACATCGGCACTATGCAGGTTCATAATGCTGTCGAGCTGCTCCGGGGTAATGCCTGGAATGATCTGTTTGATTTCGTCTCGTTTCATGGTTTGCTCCTTTCGTTCTGTCCTGTCCAGCGTTTTTTCTCGTGGTTTTCGTCCACATTGGAGATTACAGGTTTGTCGGGGTTTCGCGCCGACTCCGCGTGGTGCTGCTTGAGGGACTCGAACCCACATGGGCCCGGTTATGAGCCGGGTGCCTTGACCAATTAGGCGAAAGCAACAAAAAAGCACTGTGCAAAATTTGCACAATGCTGAAAATCAAAAAAGGGTTACGGTTTAACTTCGATACTCGGCAGGATATCGGTATGGAAGTATAGCTTGTAGTGGTACGGGTCGGTGTGCGTGCCGGTGATATCCTCGACCACATACATGGTGTAGTCGTTTAGATAGATGTAGTTCTTGCGGTAGGTGTCCGGGCCAATTTTTACCGTGCAGACCAGCTCGTTGTTCGAGTTGTTGGAGATGGACATGTAGCCCTCGGCTTCCAGAATGACCTTGTCGGTGCGGGCGTTGTAGACGGTGATCTTGCGCTCACTCTCGAAATAGTCCGCCTGCTTGGATATATTGGCATTAGCCTTGTCGGCCTCCGAACAGCCGCACAGAAGGATGGATGCGGCCAGTGCGATGGCAAGAAGAATCTTTTTCATAATATGCTCCTTTCAGCAGTGTCGATTGATTTTCGTTTTGTATCCTTTATGGGTCAGCTCGCTGTTTTTGTATGCCGGCCTCAAGTTCTTTCGCTTGATATAACCGCACGAAGAGGAAGCAAATAAGCTGAAAATACAGGCTTCCACAAAACCATCAACTTTGATAATTCCGAATTTTTTGTTTGTCATTTTTTCTCCTTTTTGGCCTGCGCTGTGGCCCTCGCCGCCTGAGAGCGGCCAAATCCGGAAACCATCGTGCGGGCGCTGTCGAGCTGCCCGCCGGTGTCCCTTGTGAATTGCTTCAGGCTTTCGCGGGCGGCTTTCAAGCGAATTGCTGATGCCGTTGTGTCGCTGCCTGCTGCATCTTCTGCCAGATACCGCCGTTTCCACTTGCGCACATTTCGTTCGCGGGCGCGCTGCATCTGGGATATCTCATACTGGGTGTACATCTGGCCGTTATACTCGACATTGCGGGCGTTGAGCTGTTCAAGGCTTTCCTGCGTCCATGACGGAGGGTCGCCCAGCTCTGGGAAACAGGCGAAATATTGATGGCGGCAGTTCCAGCCGCAAAGCCCTGCGCCGGTGCCGTAGCCGGTTTCCCGCACGAAATCCTTGTACATCTTGCCGTCAAGCACCTTGTCGCCGCCCAGATGGAACCGCTTGCCCTGCCACTCTGCATGGGTGGGCCGTGCGCCGCCGTGGGCGGTCGTCTCGACGTACTCCACGCCCATCTCCTCCATCCGCGCGTCTTGCAGCTTTCCGGCAGTCTGATTGACTCCGGTTAGGATGGCTCGCCGTGCGGCTACTTCCAGCGTGTCCGTGTGGCCGGTTGGGTAGGTGATATATGGCATATCATCGGCCAGCGTGTCCACTGCCGTCTTGACCGCGCTCTTGTAATCAAACGCCCCAGAACTGACCTTGAGCCATGCTTCATCCAGCACACGTTCAAAGGCCCCTGTGACGGTGTTTGCGGTGGTGGCCGTTAAATTGCTCCATGTGCCGCTTGTCTGCCTGTAACCAGCGTTCAGCAGGTTTTGCAGGGGAACGGATTCCGCAAACGGCGTCGGGGTCTTGCCGTAGTGGTAATAGATCTCATCGTCGGCTTCCAGCGCGGCGGTGCAGGCTTCTTTCAGAATGCGCCGGATCTCGCGCTCGCTCTTGCCACTGTACCTGGCCAGCAGCTTGACGACCTCTTCCCGGACGGCCTCGACCTGCTGGTATCGCCACAACTGCCAATTGGCCGTTGGTGTCATGCCGTCCATCTTGCCGATTCTTCGGGCGACGTCCCGCAAAATATCATCTTCGACCGTCTGCCAGAGCTGCACCATCTCGTCGGGTGCATGGTCCAGATAATCCGGTTGCAGCATTAAGCATCACCACCAAACTCAAGCCCTGGTTGCTGCTGGGAGTCTTTGGCCTCCGCCTCGATCTCTTTGGCTTCTTCCTCGCTGTATCCCTCAAACTCGACCAGATACCGCCAGAATGGAAACTTGCCGGCGGTGACGTAGCCCCAGAACATCTGTTTGCGCTCTTTTGGGTCGGAAATAATGGAGTCGTCAAAATCGAACGTCACGTCATACTCACTAGGAGATACGACCGCCGCTCCCTCTTGCCATGCGGACGTCATAAGCGCGTCGATGGCATAGATCAGGTCTGTAACAGCAATTTTGAGCGACCGTTGCAAATCCTTGACTGTGGTATAGCTCCGCTGCTTGCTGCTGCGGATCTCCTCGGCGGTCTTGTCTACGTTCTGCGGGTCTGACAGGGTGCCATAAGCAAGGCCACACTGGAACTCGATCCGCTTGAGGATGGTGTCGAGACCGCGCCTATAGTTTTCGTCTCGCAGGCCGGGGGCGAACACCTCGTAAAGGTTGCGCCCGCCCTGCCCGTAACCGCCGTTCAGCCAGTTTCGATAGAGCCTCTGTTCCCGCTGTGGCAACGCAGAACCGCCGTCTGGAGTGGGCCGCAGTGCGGTCTGATCTACATCAAGAGCCAGTTGCCCGCCGTCGTACTCCCACAGCAACCGCCCGTATTGCTCATCACAATCCCGGATCAGCTTGACCGCGTTGGCATACACGCTCACGCCCAAAGGCGACCGTCGGTCAACGGTGTTACTGCCAGAAACCTTGAAATAGCCCCACAATGGCCGGTCAACGCCGTCCACGACGCTGGTCGGTGAGATGTCCGCCCACTCCGGAACCTCGGTCAAGGAAACTTCTAGGCCGATATCTGCCGTAGTCATCGAGCGGAACGCCTTGACCTCAACGGTATACTTGCCGTCGATGTATTCATGATTTTCCAGCCTGGTATAGATTTTATTTCCTTTTACCAGCTGCTCGGAGAAGATTGCGCCGGTCATCCGCCCGGTGCTGTCAAAATGGGTCGGACAAAAGCTGTCGCCCTGAATCATGTCGATGCTGATGGTTCCATCTGCGGCCATGACTGGCCGGAACAGGATTCCACCCAGCGCACAGCCGTATTCCACCGGTGCCCGCAGGGTCTCGATAAACGGTTGAATCAGCTCGTTGATGGTGTCGGCCCGCTCGCCGCCAGAAACAATGCACTCCATCTCAAGCGTGGTCAGCCGGGCCAGCTCGCTTGCAATGCTCTGCGGAAGCCCGATGCCGTGCAACGTGTCGCCAGACTTGAGGCTATGGCACCACGGGCCGCCGGTGTCGTACATATCCGCCCAAAGCTCGACGGCGTTTTCCATAGGCGCGGAAATGTTCGCGCTCACGGTCGTATTTTCCCCGAATAGCTGCCGTGCCTTTTCGCGCAGCCATGAAATCAGCTTGTCGAACATTATTGGCTCCAATCCGCCCAACGAACTTCCGGGGCAAAAATCGTATAACAGAAATATCGGATGTCGTCCATCGCGTGATCAAACTCCTTGAGCACACGATCTTCGGATGACTTTTCATCCCACGCATATAGGCCGAACTCCCGGCGGGAATCGGCGCAGGACTCGTGGATCTTAATAAGGCCAGCTTGCAGCAGCGACCCCACGCAGCGGATGCCGTTGATAACGTCGTTGTTGGCCGGGATGACCACAAATCGCCCATGCCGCCGGATTGTCTCGATGAACGACGCGGCAGACGGGTCAACGATCACGGCTTGGATGTAGTAGCCTTTCACAAGCCGCTCCAACTCATTGTAATGCTCCTCGTCCGTGCGCTGCACCTTGGTCTTGGTGCTGTCGTAATAGCTCTCCTTGATGCGGATAGCCTTTCCATTGTTGACCACCCAAAGCCCCATGCTGCAAGGGTTGTGTGTGCCGTAGTCGATTGAGACGAAAAAACGTCCTTCCAGACCCGCAATGGAATCCTTGAATAAGTATGTGTCCTCATTTGCCGCGAAGAATGGATAAACAAGGCCCTCTGCGTCAACCCATTCGCCCAGAATGTACCGGCGGTAGAACACGCCGGAAAAGGCCTGCTCATACCGCTGGATGGTCTCAGGTGACAAGCCCGGATTGTCCGTTAGAACGAAATGCAGGTGCAGCGCATTGCGCTCCTCTGCATGAAGAATCCACTCCTGGTTGAACCAGTGCTGTGTGCCCGCCGGGTTGCAGGAAAACCAGATTTTCGAACCTGTGACGGAACAACGGGTGATGGCCTGCTCCACGAACGACCTCGGCTGCAGCACCACCTCGTCGATCAGGCAGCCCGCCAGAGTGCGGCCCTGAATCAGCATGTAGCTGCTTTCGTCCTTGCCTCCGAACACCTCAAAGATATTGGTCACGCCGCCCTTTGTGATGGTCAGAATCTTTCCACTGCGGCTCCACTTGATCTGATAGCTCTGCTGCGCATACCGCATGGAAATATAAGGCTCAATGACGTTCTTGATGGCACTATCTACGGTTTTTCCGCAGATGCCGAAGCGCTGAGCGTTGAATCGCTCCATCGCGTCATCGACGAAACCCACCATCATGAGGGAGGTCTTGCCGGAACGAACCGCACCGTCACAGATGAGATAGCTGTAGGATGTCCGCCGGAACCGCAGAATCTCAAGTTGTTTCTGACCCAGTGGCATTTTCTCCTCCATCGCTTATCTCGAACAGTGCCTTGCTCAACTCGTCCGCCGGGGTGTCGCCCTGTGCAAAGGCTTCTTCCTGCGTCCATTCTTCCCACTTCTCCACGGCTTTCATGTCGCCGGATGCAGCGGACATATACACGCCCATGACGATCATGGCGTTGTTGGTGATTTCTTCGTCCTTTTCCCCGCCCATGACTTCGAGGATCTGTTTCTTGTTTTTTTTGTTGGTAATGGGAGCGGCGGCAATTCGCTTGGCGATGCTGGAAAGGCTTGGGGCACGTCTTGCGACTCCGCTTGCGATGCCGCCTTTTTTGCCGTTTGCCACCGCTTCGTCACCGCTTCGGAACTGCCCGGCGCGCCGCTCCTCATCGGTCAGAACGTGCCGCGCCACTCAGTCCGCCCCCTCTCAGAACTCCAAATCCCGTGTGCCGGGCTTCGAATACCGCTTCGCTCTGCCTGTTCGGCGATTGTACCACCTGGTATCCCGGCGGTTTGCGACGTACAGCTTGCGCCTGTCTTTGGCTCTGCTTTTTGCCCCGCCGCCGTTCCATCCGGTGCTTGCGCTAAGTTCAGACATAAGTTACTTGCCCCCCTTTACCTGATTCTCCATGTTTTTGAATTTTTTCTCGCGCGGTAATATGTTTTCCCTCCGAACGTTACTTCTAACGCGCCGCTGTCCATTGCAGATCCAAGCGCAGCGGAAAGGGATTTTGTTTCTGCCGCTTTTTTATTTGCGGCAGACTTTTTTTGCACGTCTCGCATGAAAGAATTGACATTTTGCCTTTTTTGTGCGGTACTATCTGCTGCCTTTTGTACTTGCTTTTGATTGAACCTTGCAACACCGGATACATAAGGATTTGCAACTTTTGTTTGCGACTTTAACTGTTCCGTGGTAAGGCGGTGCAGTTTATCAACGGCATCAGTCTTTTCTTTTTCGGTAAGATTTGACTGCTTTATTTTCTTTATGTTTGCATCGTATTCTCTCTTTGTCGCACTTCCTGCGTCAAACAAAGAAAAATCGTCCGCCCTTCTTATCAACTCGCTATCAAGGCTTTTCCAGCCGTCTCCATACTGTTCTCTTCTCCCTTTTGCGCCACCACCAGAGCCGCCGCCCCAGCCGGATGCTCCTGAGCCTCTAGCCATCCGTCATGCCCTCCTCTACGGCTTCAAAAGCCTTTTTGCCGGTGTTGTTGGTGTTGTTCTCAAAAATCGTCTTGCCGCTGTATCCGCGCAGGATGCAGAACTTTTTCATGATTCCGTTCAGCAGCGTCTTGATCTTGCGAAACAGCTTGTCATCGTGAAACAACATGATCTGCTCCACGTTGTTGGAACTGGACAGGTTTGCGCTGCCCATGATGATCAGATTGCCCTTGTCGCTCTCGATCAGGCAAATCTTGCAATGCGATGCCAGCACCGCCACGTTGATATGCTGCCCGGTAAACTGGGAGATCATATAGGGTACCAGCTTTGCCCGCTCCATTGCTACAAAATAATTGGACACGATCAGGTTTAGCTGCTCACAGCCCAGATACCCGGCAATGTTGACGATGCTGTCTATGTTCTCCCGGCTCATGCCCAGTGTGGTGATGTAGACCCGGTGCGGCAGCAGTTCTTTTTTGTAGACCAGCGCCTCGATGAAATCGCCAAAAATAAAGCGCCCACTCAGGAGCGCAAAATAATCCTTGTCGTAGTCCACCGCGTCCGCTGCCGCTTCTGCGTTGTCCCATGTGACAGGGGAGAGGTTCAGCTTTGCAGCGCGGATGAACTCTTTCTCGGCCTTTTCCTCGTCGCCGCCCCAGTCGCCCAGTGCGTCAAGGTTCAGGTCGAGGGAAGAAAAGTCCATTGTTTTCTTTTTTCGCGCCATCTGCTCACCTCCCTGTAAAACAAAAACCGCCCGAAAAATCGAACGGTTAAAATATCGAATGTGCCGCCAGCTGGATTTGAACCAGCACCCACGGAATGGATGTGCGCAGTGGTTGGCTGTGCAGTGATGTTCCCGTGGTGTCACCAACGTTGTCCCGCCTTAAATGGGCGGCGCTCTCCCAATTGAGCTATGGCGGCATATAATAAGCAGCTTTGCCTGTCGTACACAAAGCCGCTGCATCCGGAACTTTCGCGGCCAGATGCCCCGCTATCTGCGCAGCCCCCTCACAGGGTACGCAGCTGGCATTCCCGGCAGGGCTCAAACCTGCAGTCTGCGGTTTTGGAGACCGCTGCTCCATCACTTGAGCTACGGGAATATAAAAGCCGCCCTTGGAATCGAACCAGCCGTGTTTACACACGCACCGCGCTCCAAACTGCGCTCAGGCGGCCATATAAAACAGCCCTGGTTCTCCGCCAGGGCTGTTGTTTGACGCACATCCCGTCGGGAAGTCTACCCACACCTTCAGGGATTCAAAGCTTTTTCTCGTAGCACGGGAGGTTAAGCGTGCAGCTTTGTGGGGGATGAGTCCATGCGCCATCTGGTGCGAAACCGTGGATTCGACCCGCGCGGAGAGGGGGGGGGTGCGCGGCCTCCCCCGGACACTCAGATCCGCCGCCCTGTGAATGGAGCCGTTCCAAAATCTCGCATAGAAGCAGCCCGCGAAACGTTGGTGATCTGTGCCTACGGGCAGCACAGGGCCGGAACGTTCGGGGGCTGCATTGCATCGGTGGGCCTTTTCGGCTCTGCCGATACTACTACAATACCACTGATTCCGCTCAAGTGTCGATGATGTTCACTGTCGAAAAGTACCACAAATTATTGTGCAAAACTGTCAAAATCGCAGAACGGTGTATCTTCCCATATCTCTGCCAGCTGACGAAATCCCTCCGAAATGGCTGTGGAGACCGTCCGCGCGGTTGAATAACCGACCTCTCCGGCGGCAACGGCCCTGGTCTTTCCCTCCACATAGCAGAGCGTGATACACCGACTGCGCTTGATGGACGCAGGATCCGCGTTGAGGAGATAAGCGACGTCGATGGCTTCTTTCTGCATCTCGGCGTACTGGCATTTCATCTCGTGCAGATGCTTTTCAGCGTCCATGGCAGCATCGGTATTGTTTCCGACCTTATCGCTAACGCCAGAGCGCCCGGACACACCGGATACTCTGGAAGTAGTCGTTGTAGCTGCGTTCTTGAGGTCTGCGATGCGCTCCTTCTGCTGCAAAATAAGAGACCTCATTCGGGGCAGGCGTTCAAAATACCTCCGCACTGCCAGTGCGCGGGGGTCCTCTGGTTTCGGCGCGTCTGCGTCAGGTGTCCATGTGCGGGTCATTGTTTTCCTCCTTGCTAGCGAAAATCTCAAAAGTGACTTTTAGCTTCTTGTTTCCGATAACGCCCCACACCTTTTCAAGCTTCGTTTTGTTTGAACGTTCCATTTCCGTGATGAAATGCCCCATGACCGCTTCGACAGCTTCGCTTGTCACCTCTGATTTATTGCGCCACATCTGCAATCCGTCTTTGCGTGGCGTGGACAGCGTTCCAGCATAGATATTTCCAAACAATCCACACCCAACATGATATTCAGCCATTTTTGTCCTCCATTTCTTCAATCTCAATTTCCACCCGTGGCTGTTTCCGATCAAGCTCCACCCGGCTTCCGTCGTGGGCAGCAACGATGCCGCTGTTGTCATCTGCCAGCACACCGGCCTTTACCAGTATGTCGCAGGTGGCCTCGATCAGGTTTGCAAGGTCAACCTTGCGCCGGGTAGCCATGTAGTACACGCACCGCACGTTCACGCGGGAAGAGATAGGCTCAGGCGGGGCGCGTATCTGCCACAGGCAAGCGGCCTGGTAATCCTCAAACGCCGCGCTTGGGGCTACAAAGCGCCGTCCTCCGCGCCCTTGCAGGATGCGTGCACTGTTTTTCTTTGTGCGTGGGTCACCGTAGAGGGTCAATTTCATCTGCCGTCCTCCACGTAGCACCAGCTTTGCGGCGGGCGTTCAATTCCGAATACTTCTCCCCGGCAAATCAGTTTTTCTGCGCTCCATCTGCGGCAGGTACAACAGTCTCCGCGATGCTTGCATGGTTGTATCGCCCATAACTCTTTAAGATTCACGGGCCTATCGTAAAATTTAAGTTCTGAAATGTGCCAGCCATAGCCATTACGACCTTGCAGATATTTTTTAGCGGTTTCTTCGGTCAAACAGGCGGCTTGAAGCAGTGCATCTGCCGGTTTATACCACCCGTCCAATGTCAAAATGTTTATATCCATCATCGTTCCGACGTGGACGAGTTTGTCGATTTTGTCACAGGTAAACTCACCAATTACTTTTCTGTCCATCTTCCGCAAGCCCTTTTGTGACCTCATTAGCCATCCGCTATTGCCGGAACAGTAGATGTACACCTTGAACGGCGTTTCCAGCTTTGGGCGGGTCTTGCGTACCTCCACGGTTTTCATTCCGCTCCAAATCAACTTGCACCAATTTGGCCGGATGCTCAAAAGAACTGCTTTCATTTTTACCCCCATTGTTCTGCCATTGCTTTTGCAATGCCTGGAAACGTTTTGCTCCGTTCCTTTGCGTGGCCGCTTCCCATCTGCCAAATTCTCGTTCTTTGCTTTATCGGAAGTGCCATCATAAGTTTGTACACATTGTCGGTTTCTTTCAAAGTTGGCAATCCTTTCAGCCAAAGGCAAGTTTTCTTTTGCTCTGGATGCCCAAATTGCCACGGATTTATGATCTGATCCGGCTTTTTGTACAGCGTTGACATCACGCTTACAGGATTTTCAACTGCGATATGCGGAATATCTGCTTCGATAAATTTCATAAAGAAAGCCGCCGCTTCGTATTTCAAGCTCAACGGCTTTTTTCCTTCTTTGAACCACCTCATACCAGATACGGCCAAATGTGTGCAGGGCGGGTGAGCAATGAGCAAATCCCACTTGCCGACTTCATGCGCTACGCCGTCCATCGTCACGATTTGCCCCCCCTCAATAGCCTTGAGCGCATCTCCAAGAATGTGCCATTCAGGATGCCCGCCGGAAGGTTTCTGAATATCACAGGAGTAAGCTTCGTGTCCTTTTGCCCGGAATGCTTTGCACACTTCTTGTGATTCCTCACAGGCAACTAAAACTTTCATTCGTCTCCTCCGTTTTTGCTTAAGTACTTTTTCTTGCCGCGTTCCCGGTGCTTGTCCTCGTATGTACGGTGGTAGCAGCTCATGGTGTGGGTCATATCGTAGGTGTAGGCCAGCTCGGCCTTGTGCAGCTGCTGCCATGCCTTGAACCGCTCGCAGTGGTCGTGGCAGCCGGGCTTCCGGTCCGGACAACCCTTGCAGGTCGAGTTTGTCATCGGACCGCCTCCGTACGCACCGGCTCGAACTCGTCGAACTCCGGGTAATGGCTTTGCGCGAGCTGCGTTGCGATGTAACCGGCCTCGCCGGGGTTGCTGGCATCTACCCGCCAGCAGTGGAGGTCTGTACCGCCTGCGTTGCGGCACTCGACCATGACGGTGTATTTAGGCATTGTGAACCTCTCCTTTCTTTTTGCTCAGAGGGCGGCGGGCCGCAGCATTCTTGAGGAAGTCGTTCGGATGCGCTGCCGCCTCTTCGGGGGGCCTGGACGCCATGAACGGCTTGCTGCGCGGAGCGCTGGCCTTCTTGGCGCTCTCCTTGTCTCTGGACATCCAGCCGGATGCCGCAGCCTTCCAGCTCTTCATGGGGTTCTTGCCGACCTTCCAGCCGTTGGACTCGTAGAAGTCCCGGAAACGCTCCGCCTGTGCAGCCGTACCGCCTTTCTCTGCAAAATACGCCTCGATCTCTTCCAGCCCCGGCGGAGAAAACCGTTTGGATGCTCTGGGGGATGGAGACGCGGAAGCGTCTATCTCTATAGACTCTATAGAGTCTGTGTACTTTGTACTTTGTACTTTGTACTTTGTACTTTGGTTTTTATGGGTTTCGTTGGGTTCCCCATGGGTTGCCATGGGTTTTTCAGAAAACCCATCGGTTTCTTTCGCTTTTCTGGGTCTCCCGCCTTTTCGCCCATTCTGACGATTCGCCCAAATCGTGCGTTGATACGTCTTTATGTTCTCGTTCATAAAGGCCCGCAGAGACTCGAATGCCATCTGCTCCATTGGTTCCAGACCTTCCGGTTCTTCTCCGTGCTCCACATACTGCCGCATCTTGGTCAGGGTGTTTTTGTACTGTTCTGGCGGCAGGATATCCAAAATCACAAACTTGTCGAATGGGATCATCAGCGCTTTGGGCCTGATTTCGTCTTCCATGTTTCACCTCCTTCCGAGCGCCCGTATCGCCAGATAGCACAGCTTTCTTGTCGATTACGAGCGGTTCTCTTCTGAAATTATCTTGAGTTCTTTTACCTCTTCGGGTGAAAAAGTCAAAACCGCTCCGCCGGAATCATACTCGCCGTCTTTCCAATCCTCTGCAAACTTGTCAAAGTTGTCTTTGTACTGAGTAAATGGATTGGCCTGTTCTGCAAAGTAGATTCCCTGCATCATGGCTTCATCGTCAACGAGGTTCCAGTCGTACAGATGATAGCTTTCATGGTTGTCATACTCCCACAGCGAAAGGAGAACGGTCAGTCCATCGAATTTCTCATATGCCTTCTGGATGTTTTCGAGGTCGAAATCCGACATTCCTTGGTCTTTGAATTTCTCCCGAAACTCTTTAATGCTTTTTCCGCCTGTTTTCAGTCTACACAGGACAATTTTGGGCCGATATCCCATTTTCATTTCTCCCTTCAGAATGGAAAATCGTCATCATCCGAGATGACGGAAAAATAGTCCGGGGCACCCTGAGACACCTGCGGTGCGCTGTGAGAGGCATTTGCCTGCTGGGCATAACTTTGCGTCTGCTGGTCGAAATCGTGCACAGCGGGCTTCTCTGCCGCCTTGGGCCCTGCGAAGCTGATATGGTTCGCCAGAACCTCCACCGCCGTGCGGTTGCTGCCCTGCTTGTCCTGATACTGCCGGGTCTGCAAGCTGCCCTCGATGGCGATCATGCTGCCCTTCTGGAAATGCTTGCTGACGAACTCCGCCGTCTGCCGCCAGGCGACGACGTCAATAAAATCGGCCTGCCGCTCCTTGCCCTTCGGGGCATAGCTGCGGTCGCAGGCAATGCGGAAACTGCACACGCTGGTGCCCTGCTGGGTGGTCTTGAGTTCCGGGTCGTAGACCAGACGGCCCATAATTGCGACGATGTTAAGCATGCGTCAATCCTCCATCTTCCGGCTGCTTTTTGGCGCAGGTCCAGCACAGGACCCGGCCATAGGTTTTCTGGGTGTATTCGGCCACTTCCTCGGCCGTTTTTGCAATGGTTCCGTCCTTTCGTTTGACCGGGCCGACGGACTTTCCGCAGCAGGCGCAGACCGGCGGTTTTGATGCAGGCTGTTTTTGCTGAAACATAGGCTGGTCGTACTTGGTCCTGTCCTTGCTCCAATAGACGTCCGCGCCAATGCCCAGGGCCTTGCAGGCCACACTTTGCGCGTCCGTATAGGCTTTCTTGTAAGCTTCGTCATCGGTACGTTGACCGCTTTTTTCCGTGGCGATCAGCATAGAACCACCAACACCGGGGATGGGAGCGCTCCACTCTGCGCCGTCATCTTGCTTGATGTACAGATTCGTGAAACAGTGCACCATAACTTCACCATTGACGCCCTGCTTCTCTTCAAAGACCGGCGGGTCGAATCGCCAGCCAATGCCAGCGGGTCCGAACAGCTCGGTCATCTTCTTCACACGCCACATGGGGCTGATATCGGTCATGCCGTTCAGTCGGCCGCCGGTGATAGGCTTCTGGGCTTCTTTTGGAACCTCGCGTGCACTGTTATAGATGCTCATTTTATCCATGATTGTATGCCACCTCCGCGCATCCGTGTGTCCTGCATATATCCTCCAGAACGTCGTGCTGCGTACCGTATGCAGACTCGGTGCCCCGCGCAAGCCCAAATGCAAACCCAAACTGTTCCGACTGCGCCAGCAAAACTTCCAGTGCCCACAGCGCCTTGCCCAGAGCGGAAGCAGCCTCCTTGCAGGCATTTACGCGGTTGATGGGCAGCGTCCCAAGATACTCGCTGTCCGGGTGAAGCTTCGTCCATGCCATGTCCCCTGCGACGGCCTTCTGGACCTTGCCGCAGGTGCTGGACACTTCGCCCAAGGCTGCAAGCGCTTCCAGTGTAAGGCCCATCTGCCATTCCGGCACATTGGCAGCGTAGTTCAGGCAGATCTCCTTTTTTTCATCGCACTGCATAAATATTCACCTCCGATACGCCAGAACGCCGACGTTATCATAGACCTCGTACAGATCACCGGGCTGGTCTTTGGCCAGGTCGTCGGCTATCCGGACCATTTCCTGTGTGGTTTCGCTGTAGCGCATCGTGCGGAACGCTGGCGGGTTCTTCTGCCCGTCGAAGATCATCAAAATTGCCATTTTGCTTGTCAAAACCTCCAAAGTATGTTATTCTTCGAAGTGGTGGAGTCGTTCAAACCATCACCTCTGGGGCTCGTCGGTGTTGCTGCACCGGCGTGCTCTTTTTTCATGCTCCCCTCCGGTTCTGCCGGTAGTCCGGCTCATGGGTGCGGGCGTGGGTGCGGTCGATGCGGCCATAGGGGCTGTTCCGCTTGTATTGCCGGTTCTCGCGGCGCAGCTCGTACAGGCTGAATGCAAGCCCTGCAGCCGTGCAAAGCACAGCCCACAGCACCAGCGGAGCGCGGGCAGCGGCGGCACCGTAGGCGTAGCCGCCCCAGACCATCAGCAGCAGGGTGATGCCCGCCTCGGCAAGGTCAAGGGCTTTCATGCCCAGCAGAAAGCCGCACACCGCGAAACCGGCAAGGGTAATGGTGTTCAGTCGTTTCATAATCCGTATACCACCTTTAACTTATAAAATTCTTTTAGCCATGCGATAAAGCCTGCGCTAGAAATCAGCGGCGCGGCGGTTCTGGTGCCCACAGACGGAACAGACCACCCAGGAAACGCCCCCGCCTGAATCATTTCCTTAAGCGTAGATTCGCTTATGGAAATTTGGTTTGCGCGCATCAGCTCGCAACAATCGTGAATGCTCATTGTGGGACGCATGGTGCATCCTCCTCTCTTTTGGCTTATATCTCCACTCTTCTGTACTTGCCTCTGTCGCCAAATTTGTGGACGCTGTGGCTGATGGCGGCGGGCGTGACGCCCCGCAGCTTCGCAAGGGCTCTCAGGCTGTCCGCCACGGCTACCGGCAGTTCGTACTTGTCCGGCGTGACTTCCATCCAGATGTAGCGCGTCACGTTCACACCTCCTCAAACTCTCCATTTTTGAGCGTATACCAGACATTTTCCTTAATTGCAGTGCCATCGACCTTTGCAATCTTAGCCCACAAAAGCTTTCCGCCATCGGCATACTCGGTCAAAACCAGATAGCAGCCAAGCACACCACGCGCCTTGCTATGAGCGCCGTTTGCAATTGCAAGGCTGTTTTTGCCTTCTACTTGTGCACTGCAATAGCCGCCTGTTGCTGTGGCCGTGCTGTAATTGCCGGACGTTGCCGCGCTGCTGCGATTGCCGGACGTTGCCGCGCTGCTGGAATCGCCGGACGTTGCCGCGCTGCTGGAATCG